GGAGACGGCCTCGACAACGTTCGACGGCCTGATTTCTACCCTCAAAGATAACGCCAATTCGCTCGTCGGTGAGGTCGTAAAACCGATCTCGGACAGCCTTTCGCAGACCCTATTACCGCAAGCGATCGGAGCCGTAAGCACACTCACGGATGCTTTCGAAAAGGATGGTATTCCCGGGCTCATCAATGCGGCGGGTGGAGTAGTCGGGCAGATCATCGCCGGGATCGCCTCCGAAGCACCAAAAGTCATCCAGATGGCAAGCGGATTCCTGACCACGCTCCTGAATGCCATCATCGCCCAGCTTCCGGCCCTCCAAACGGCCGGAATGGGGATTATAAACGAGCTTGTCAGCGCGATCACTGCAAATTTACCTTTACTTTTGCAGATCGTGCTGACCCTCGTCATAGCGCTGGTGACAGCTCTTATCGCCCAGCTTCCGGCCATTATAACGTGTGGGCTTGACCTGATCGTAGCCCTAATACAGGGGATTACGGCAGCAATTCCCCAGCTTATGGAGATGCTACCCGGAATTATCACCTCGATCGTTACGACGCTTGTTGAGCACATTCCCGAGATCATACAGTGCGCGGCTCAACTACTCGTTGCGCTGGTACAGGGAATTACCGATGCGTTACCGACGCTGATTGAGATGTTGCCAACAATAATTATTACGCTGGTCGACACACTTCTGGCGCATCTAGGTGAGATTATCCAGTGCGCTCTGCAGATCCTCGTCGCCCTGGTGCAGGGGCTGGCTGATGCGATTCCGAAATTGATCGAGTACCTGCCAACACTAATTGCGACGATCGTTAAGGTGCTGGTCGAGAACCTGCCTATGATCATCAAGGCGGCTATCCAGATCATCATGGCATTAATCACTGGCCTAATCCAGGCCATCCCGACACTGATCGGAGCGGTCCCGGAGATTATCAATGCCATCAAGGATGCCTTCAAAGATTTCGATTGGTCGACGCTCGGCAAGAATATCATAGATGGAATCAAAACAGGTGTAACCGGCGCCGCCGGGAAACTCGCAGACGCGGCGAAGGAAGCCGCGCAAAAAGCCCTCGATACGGTCAAGAATTTCCTTGGAATAAAGTCTCCGTCCAGGGTCTTTAAGAATCAAGTCGGTAAACAGATTCCTGCCGGCGCCGCTAAAGGCGTCGATGATAATGCATATTTGCTCGAAGACGCCTCTGTGGACTCGGCAGAATCGGCTCTCAGAGCTGCACAGTCCGTATCTGCAAGCGGCATGTTGTCGCAGATGCAGGGTCAGGCTTACGGCCGCACTCTGGGGCTCACAGGCGGGTCGGCTGCTGTCGCGGCTGCAGCGTCCGGGAATAACGGAACGGATCCTGCTCTGATCGGCAAGGCCGTAGCGGACGCACTAAACGGAGCTATGGTCGAAATGGACGGCCATATGGTCGGCCGCGTGGTCGCTCCGTATGTCGACGAGGAAATGGGCTCCATGTCTAACCTGAAAGCGAGGTACGCATAATGCCATACGCCTACGCCGTGTTTGACGGCGAGAAGAACACCTTTGAGGATTGGGGGTTGATGCTCTCCCGGGTATCAATCTCTGATCCGGAGCCCCAGATCATCACGACGGACATACCCGGAAGGAATGGTCCGCTGGATCTGTCCGAAGTGCTGACCGGGTACATGACTTACAAGAACCGGAAGATCGAACTGGAATTCGATGCTTCGTCCAGCTACGACGAGTGGCCAGAGCTACGGTCGAAGATATCGAACTACCTGCACGGAAGAAACAGATCGATCGTGTTTGACAACGATTCGAATTATTTCTACTACGGCCGATTCACGGTCGACCATAGGCTCTCAGACGAAGCGACAGCGACGGTGGTCATCACCGGATCGGTCGATCCTTATAAATACACCAGAGAACTCACCGAGGTATCCCTCATTGGACCGGCCACAGCGACGATATATGGTTCGCGGATGCCGGTCGTTCCGACGATCACAGCGGCATCGAGCACGACCGTTACATTTAATGGTACCGTTTATTCGGTTTCAGCCGGCGCGAATGTGATTCCCGGGGTGTGCTTGACTGAGGGTGAGAACACTCTGGTCTTCGCCGGCGGCGGAAACATAACGATATCCTACCGAGGAGGGTCGCTCTAATGTATCAGATCAAAGTCTTTAACGGGACAAACGAGTATTTCCTCTATGATCCCCGTGTCAAGGAGTATACGGTCACGGCTCCGAAGCTGGCGCTCGAGCTCAACAAGTCCGGGACGCTGACCTTCGGAGTGCCTGACAAGCATTCTAACCGTGCGCAGATTCTTACGCTGACCTCGGACATCATTGTGTATGAGAACGGTGTTGCGATCTGGTACGGGCGATCGATCACTAACGAGAAAGACTTTTATAAGACCGGTCAGGTCACGTGTGAGGGCGAACTCGCATTTCTCTATGACTCGATCTATCGGCCTTTTTCTTACGCCGGAACAATCGAACTGTTTCTGACGAACCTGATCAACAATCATAACAGTCAGGTCGAGGACCGGAAGAAGTTTACACTCGGCACGATCTCGGTAATCGACTCAAACGGGAATGTAGCCCGGAGCTCCGAGGATGCCCTCAAGACGCTCGATGTTATCCAGACGCGCCTTATCAACACCAACGGCGGCTATCTGCGCGTGCGCCACGTAGGGGCTGTTAGATTCCTCGACTATGTGGCGGACTTTGGGAACACGGCACCACAAGTGATCGAATTCGGGAAGAACCTGATCGACCTGACGCAGTTTATCGACGCGACGAAGGTCCGGACATGCCTGATCCCATACGGCGCGGAGATAACCGGATCCGCAACGGGCGAGCGCGTGACGATCGAGACCGTGAACGGTGGTCTGGATTATGTTTCCAACGCTGGCGCGGTTGCATCATACGGGCAGATATGGGAGACGGTTACGTTTGATGATGTGACACTCCCGGAGAACCTCTTGGCCAAAGCTCAAGCCTACCTGGGCGAGCTGATCGCATCATCCCTGACTCTTAAACTGTCCGCCGTGGATCTGTCCGTGCTTGGCGTAGAGACCCGGATCAAAATAGGCGACTGGGTACGCGTCCGATCAACTCCGCACGGCCTCGACTCGCTCTTCCTGGCGTCGGCCTTGAACATCGATCTGGCCGCTCCCGAAGCGACGAGAATATCGTTCGGAAACACGAAGCAGTCCTTCACAGCGCAGAACAATCAGAAGAAACTTGAGGTATCCAAGGCCGTAGATGACATGAATGCACGGGTACTCTTAGCCACACAGCTGATCACGGGATGCGTGGGCGGGAATGTCGTGCTGGACCCGCCGGAGAAACCGACGCGTATCCTGATCATGGACACGCCGGACATCGCTACGGCTCAAAATGTTTGGCAATGGAATGCGAACGGACTCGGACATTCTTCGACAGGCGTAAACGGTACCTATACGACTGCATGGACGATAGACGGGCACTTTAATGCAGATTTCATTGACGCCGGCACGCTGATCGCTTCGATTCTCACTAACGACAGAACGGATCCCGAGTGTTGGGCGACTATCGGAGAGGCGACTTTGGATGGTGTTTTGTGCAGGGGCTTTTTTTTGTACCGGAAAAGTGTTTCGGAAACTGTGCCAGCGGCGCAACTTTTGATCAATACTGCGGGCTCTATCCTTTTGTTTGATAAGGACGGAAAGCAACGGTTTTCCGTCGAAATAAATGGAATAACGAGGCTTTTTGACTCAAACGGGGTCGCGAGGTTATATTTGGACCCTTCGTCGACGAGGCTTTTTGACTCAAACGGGGTCGCGAGGTTCTATTCGGACCCTTCGTCGACGATGCTTTTTGACTCAAACGGGGCCGCGAGGTTCTATTCGGGCCCTTCGTCGACGAGGCTTTTTGACTCAAACGGAAAGGGCGTCTTTGAATCAAATTTTTCGCAAACGATTATTCGTCGATCCGGTTCTCTGGACAATGCCATCCTTCTTTCCGACTCGGCAGCATATCTCATCTTAAACGGTGTTCAGCATCCAATCTCGTACACGTAAGGAGGCAATATGTCAATATTTAACAAAATTCTAACGATCGACTTCGGAAACAGCTCGGACCTGCCGGAGATCAAGCTGGTACAGGGCGAGGAAGCCGCGCGGGTGGTCCACCTGAAGCTCGCGGATGCGGGCGTAGCGGTCAACCTGACCGGTTGCACAGCGCGGATCTACATCTTGCCCTGCGGTGAGACTACACCGCTTTACGAGGATCTGACAGTCATAGCGGCCGCGGCCGGAAAGTGCGATTACACGGTATCTGGTAACACTGCGGCCACCGCCGGCGCGGGTAAGTTCTGGATCGAGATCATACAGACGGGATCTCCGGACCCGCTGGCTGTCGGGTACTCCAAAGAGGGTAAACTCACTGTCGCGGCAAAGCAGGACTTCACGGGCGCGATCATAGGTAGCACGGTATTCTCGGCATTGACCACAGCCCTGTCGACAGTCCAGGCCTATCTCGGTCGGATTGTAGCGCTCGAGACAGCAGATG